ATATTAGTTTTATGTTAATGGATGCATGGCGCAAGTACGCTATGCAAGTTAGCGGCGCATGTGAGAAGCTGGGAGCAGTTCCAGTCTATGCAGAAGTTGACGGCAAACTCGTTAAGGTTATTGATGTAACTAGTGACGACGGTAAGATAATTTTAAAGACAACAAATGAGTAAAGAACAATATAACCTAAGCAAACCTACCGACTACCTTTCTCGTAAAATGTTTCTAGACCCAGAGGGTCCTGTAACAGTACAACGATTTGAAGAAGTCAAATATCCCAAGCTACAGAAGTTTGAAGAAATGGCACGTGGCTTCTTCTGGGTTCCAGAAGAAATCTCTTTAACTAAAGATAAGATTGACCATAAGGAATCAAGTGATGCTATTAAGCATATCTTTACTAGTAATCTGCTTCGCCAGACTGCTTTGGACTCTATACAAGGTCGTGCACCAAGTCAAGTCTTTGGCCCCGTTTGTTCGATTCCGGAACTTGAGGCACTTACGCTTACTTGGGGTTTCTTTGAAACTAGCATTCATTCCAAAAGCTATAGCCATATTATTAGGAATGTCTACGGCGTACCTAAAGATGAATTCAATAAAATTCACGACACCCAAGAAATTGTCGGCATGGCAGCTAACGTTGGACGCTACTACGAAGACCTTCATCAAATTAACTGTAAGAAGGAAGTCGGGCAGGACGTGGACCTTATGGAACACAAAAAAGCGATTTGGATGGCTCTACATGCCAGTTACGCACTTGAAGCGCTCCGCTTTATGGTCTCGTTTGCAACATCACTTGCAATGGTTGAGAACAAGATTTATATAGGCAACGGGAACATTATCTCGTTGATTTTACAAGATGAGTTATTACATACAGAATGGACGGCATGGCTTATTAACAATGTCATCAAAGACGATCCAGACTTTGTACAAATACAGGCTGCTACGCACCACGAAGTATATAGTTTGTACATGGACGTTATTAACGAAGAAAAGGCGTGGGCTGAGTATCTCTTTAAAAAGGGAGTCGTCATTGGCCTTAACAGTGAAATCCTTAAAGATTTCGTTGACTATACTGCTTTCAACAAACTCAAAGACATTGGAATTAAGTACCAAGAAGTTCATCCTAAATCAAGCCCAATTCCATGGTTCAACAAGCACGTAAACATCAACAAGAAACAAACAGCGTTACAAGAAAACGAATCAACAAACTATGTTATCGGTGTCATGTCTGACTCCGTTGACTACGAAGAATTACCACAACTATAAGGAAATAAAATGAAAGCAATCGTATGGTCAAAATACAACTGCCCCTATTGTGAGCAGGCAAAACAATTATTAGCACAACGCGGAATCTCTTACGAAGAACGTAAGATTGGCGATGGCTACGATAAAGAAGAATTACTAGCAGCGGTGCCCGGAGCACGTTCAGTACCACAAATTTTCTTAGATGATGAACTCATTGGTGGGTTCAACGAACTAAGAGAACGTTTATTAACAGAAGGAATCTAATGTCGAATGATATTCAACCGGGTGTAGTATACACATTCAAATTTAACTCAGGAGAAGAAATGCTAGGTAAAGTTGCTAGCCTTTCTAAAGCAGGATATCTAGAGGTTGAGAACCCTCTATCTATCGCCCCTAGTCAGCAGGGAATGGGCTTGATTCCTAGTCTTTTTACTAGCGATCCTGACAAAAACGTGATGATAAATATTACTAGTATTGCTATGTACTGCGAAAGTGATGATTCCATCAAAATGAAGTACTTAGAAGCAACAACTGGTATTAAAGTACCAGAGAAGAAAATCTTAGTAGGATAATATGGCAAATTTAAGTCGTGTCGGAGATAAGAATCAAACAGGTGGCGCAATCATGCGCGGAGCCGACACGGTCTTTGCCAATGGTATCAAAGTGGGGTTACACGTAAGTCAGATAACCCCACACGCACCGTGGGGTAGACCACACCCACCGCATGATGCTGCTAAAACAACATCGGGTTCACCAACAGTATTTGCTGAAGGTGTGCCTGTACTTAGAGTAGGATCGGGTAATAGTTGCGGTCATAGTATCGTAGAAGGTAGCCCGAACGTTAACGTACCATGAGTGCTGGTCAGTTAACTCCTCTTAACATTAATGCTATGGGTGCATTAATGTCAAATCAAGGCTTCACAATCAACCCTACAGTTATCCCGTTCATGGGCACAAGCACTAGCGTGTCTTCATATACACCGGGCTCAGTTGTAACATCTACTGTATTGAGTAGAATCACTGAATGTTTTACTCTTGCGTATCAGTTAAAAGAAGCAGGTTCTATTACTCAAACTGAGTATAACAATCTTATTTCAATTGGTTCAACAACTATCCCTGCACTAGCAAATAGTAAACCATCAACATACACAAACACATACTCTGGTGAAACAACTAAGTATGGGTTTCTTCGATTAATTAGTCTACAAGCACACAACGAAAGAAACGCTGGGAACGGAACTTGTTCTGATTTTGTCAGTACCTTTCAAAACGCTTGGGGATTCATTGAACTTCACAATGACACAATCAAGTCATTGAGTTTATCGTCTACGTTCTTAGACGGTGCATTTAGCAACATGGATGATTTAGTTTCGGGTGACATTACCGGTGTCAGTAAGAGTACACTACACTGGGGAACTGATTTAATCAAAACAGGAAAAAGTATTGATTTAAAATCAATTGATTCTTTCGGAAACCCTGTTAATCTATTGAGAACTATCAATAATAATAGAGCCGCATCCAGAGCACTTAACTTGGCTTTACTTGCCGCAGGATTTACTAGCACTGATATCTCATCATTTGATGAGGGTGCTCCTGCAACAATCGAACAACAAAAAAGACTATATGCAGCATTTTGCTTAATAGTGGGTAGTGACTTAGATGAAATTCTAGTCCCGTTAAACTGTCAAACTACTGACCTACAGTCACTAGCTGACTTGTTAGACCCAAAGAAACTGTTCCCAACTAGCTACCAGACTTTAACTTACCCTGAATACAATACTGTACCAAAGTCTACGAACAGTAAAACATATCACTTGATTTATAATAACAGTGAAGTATTAATTAAAACGGGTTTCTATTTCGGCGAACGTTTAATGAATGTATTACCTCAACAGCTTGCGTATGCTTGCGGGGCGTTTAGTAATGCAATGATGCAAATTAAAAACATTCAAACAATGAATATTGAAAAGTTTAGTCAAGTAGTGACTAACCTAGAAGTTGTTTCCCCATTGAATGTTCCTACTACCAGTGTTCCAGTCAATACCACAATGTCAGCGACTGCCCTCAGTAGCATTGCAAACGGTTCAGACAAGAATGGAATGTATTCTTTCTGCGACTTCTTTGGCGCAATGACAGACTTACATTACAATTGGAGTGAGTTAGAGAATAAGATTCTTGCCCTATCTACACCTCAATTGTCTACAGTATACAACAACATTTACTCAGTATTAACTAGCAGTGATTACACAACATTACAAACTGAAATTGATAACGCTAACCAAGAATTAACAAACATATATCAGACTAAACAATCTAAGAGTGACGAATTAAACACATTATATAATGAGTTCGGTACATTCTTAACAAAAGAACAAAATGCAAGAGCCGCTGCAATTAAAGATATTTCATCATCCTCAATGGACGTAATTTCCTTCGTAAGAAGTTTAGGTCAGTTGGGGTTGAAAACAGAATCGAAGGGACCTGCTAGGGTCCTAGAAAGTATTGCAGATACAACTAACATAGGAGGTACAAGCATTATTGGATCGATGCGTGAGGCAAGAAACGCAGAGAAATTAGGTTTAACAGGTGCAGTCCAAGACAACGGAGTCAACGACAATGCACTAGTTATCGCACCCAAGACAGGAACTATGTCTAGCTTAAATGTTCCAATCGTCACGGGCGCAGCAGTTGTTCCAGGCAGTTTAGCAGGAAGTCCTGAAACAACTCTTATTCCGCCAAATCTTAGTATTTTTAATACACCTTCAAATACAACGGCGGTATTGACACCTGAACAAGCTATTGCAGAAGTAATCAAATGCAATTGTGATTGTTGGGATCAATAAAATGATTATCTAATCATTAATTAAAAAGGAGTCAATTATGACAATCAAGAACATCATTATGATGTTTCTGTTGTTGCCACTAATTGTTTTTGGTATGCCACGTAGTACGCATATTAAATCCGTGCAGCAAGAAACTGAACCTACTACGGTTCAAAAAGTAGATAATAAGCAGCTTCAATGTTTAGCTGACAATATCTATTACGAGGCAGGCGGTGAACCCCTAGAGGGTAAAGCGGCTGTAGCACGTGTAGTTCTTAATAGAATTAGTCACGGCTTTGCAACAACACCCTGTAAAGTAGTCTATCAAACTACTACAGTGAAACAAACTAACCAAGATGACGAAACATTTTGGGTAAAAGTCTGTCAGTTTAGTTGGGTATGTGAGGGTAAGGGTAACCCAAATCGCAACACGCATCGTTACCAAACGTCTTTACAAATAGCTAAGGATGTGTTATTATATGACAAGTATAAAGAAGTAATACCCAAAACAGTATTGTTCTTCCATAATACAAGTTACACCAACAAATTCCCACACGAAGTTGTTGCACGTATTGGTAATCACATATTCTATAAAAAGAAACATGGAAACAAGCATAAGCCTAGCAAGAAGTCCGGAACGGGGTACGTTCAGTCTCAGAACCCATCACGAGAATCTCAAGTTGAATCCTGAAGACGAGTCAGCCGATAGCATGGTTGACTTGCTCAAGGATTTTCAACAACGAAAAGATGAGCGTGAATGTGACCCTGAATGGCAAAGAGACAACTTAGAGTATGATTTGCGTACAAGCACCGAGCTTTGCCAGAAGGCTAAAACCCGTGAAGAATATGCACAGAACCTCTATGCCGCACTGTGCAATAACGAGTTCATAAAGAACGAAACTTGGAACATCTTACAAGATAAAACTTGGGGATGTTCTTGGCGTTATGCTGGGGGCATCGTTGCCGACATGTGCGAGACAGGTGACTATATAGATTGGTACTGTTCGGGCATTCGTGCTGAATGGTCTGACGAAGATTACAATGACGCTAGTGTAGAAGACCGACTACGGTATGATTGGATGAAAGAGAACTTTGTAGGTGAAAGCAACGTAACTGAAGAAGTTCAACAGGATTTACATCGTTTAGGCTGGCTAGTTGTTCCTGAGTGATATCTACGTATCAAAACCGTTAAAAAACAACGTTTTTCTTAAAACACACAAAAAACGTCAAAAAAACTATGTTCTAGGCGCCTAGGACCTAATGTTTTTGCCCCAAAAAAAACTTTTAACGATTTTGAAAAAGATAATTACAATATGACACTAGATACCACGCAACAATTCGAGAAAATAAAAGACCATGTTACTTTGACTGACAGCAAGCTAGGCGAGATGCTAGTTTGGAAGAACGACAATATTATCAGCTATGCTATCCGTTTATTCGGTGAATACTGTGACGCAGAAGTTGAGATTATGAGACTATATCTTGATTCCGAAAGCGTTTACGTAGACATTGGAACAAACATTGGCTATCATGCTAGAGCTATCGCACAACGTACAAACTGCTCAGTGCTTGCATTTGAACCCCATCCCAGTCACTTTACCGTAGCAGCTATCAATACCAAAGACTTACCCGTGCAAGTAATTAATGCGGCTGTAGGTGGTGAAAAGTCTACACTAAAAATCAGTGACTTTGACTTTACACAAGAAAGTAACTTTGGTACAGTAATGATATCTGACACAGGTTCTATTGATGTTCCTGTAATTACTATTGACAGTGTTGATTTACTTAATTGCACCGTGATGAAGATTGACACAGAGGGTCAGGAATTAAATGTATTAAAGGGTGCTGACGCAACTATTGACAAGTTCCGTCCAGTTATCTTCTATGAAGCAAATGACCAAGAATGGATCGGCGCACACAAGCATTTACAAGCTAAGAATTATCGTCAGTACTGGGTGGGTGTAAGAACGTTCCCTGTTAATGAGAACTTTAACAAGTGTACAGACAATCCGTTCGAAGACTCTGGGGTAACTAATATCTTAGCCGTGCCCATTGAAAAGTCTCAGCCAGACTTTTTAGAAGAAGTACGTGAAAATGAAACGTTTAACGAAATGGTTAAGCGTATGTCAAAGATTAGACTGTTGTTCTAATCATTTCCCAGTCATAGTCCCAATCTGTTAATTTCTCGTAAATTACATGTTGGGATGTATATTGTATAGTTACTGGGAACGGAACTATATTCATGTTTGAATGAAACAATCGTTCATTTTGATTTTTGTCTGTGACTTTATATCCTAAGCCGTTCCTAGAAAATGCTTGAATAATGTTCTTATTATAGTCATTAAACGTAAGAGCAATTATTTTAAAGTTATTATCAATAGCCCATTTCTTTTCACTAGGTAATAAAAACTCTGTGCTGATACGTTTACACCTATAGTCTTTGTTCACCCAAGTTCTTGACCCACTGATTAACACTGAATCGCTGAACTTGCTAGGGTAACACCCACTACAAGCTATAATATCATCCCCATCAGTTGCTACGTTAAAGATACCATTATCATATAGTTTCTCCACAAACAGTTTGTAGGGTAGTGTATGTTTATCACTCTTCCAGTCATCACTAAACATGTTCACACTTGCTGGGTCATTAGACAGACTAGCGTTACGCAGAAAGTCAAAGAATTGGTCTAATGGAACTGTGTTGAATGGTTTAACTGTAATCATACAAGAAAAATATTTATCAAGTTGCTCCTTTATATATTATAAATACCATATGATACGTGACTACTCAGAAGAATACCTACCCCAAATGTACGAATTATTGTTTTCGCACAGAAAAATAACGGGAACTTTAATAGAAGACTTAGCACATAAACCCACACTAGAAGAATTCGGACAACGATTTACTTCTCATGTTAAAACTCTACTATACTTTAAGGACGATGAGTTAATCTCCTTTATGAGTACAAGACGCTTAGAAGAATTTCCATCCTGGTTCATATCTATCGCAACATCGAAAGCACGTAGAGTATTCAACCCTAAGGAAAGCGGGTTCATTGAGTTATTCTCTGGGATGCTAGACTACTGGGAAGAACAAGGATTAACTAGCTTTTTCATGGTTCAGCCCAGAACACATTCGTTCTTAGTTAACATGATAGTTGGGGAACACATTCCCAAAGTCTCTAACTACCTGATACCCGCGTTCGTAGTCGAGACTATCCCTAAGGGTGAGAGAAGTAAGAACACAATGATAGACAAGATGTTAAAACACAATTCATTTAATGAAGAAATTATCGTTAAATGGGTTCATAGAAAGGTTGAATTATGAAGAAATTAAAATATAGATACTTGCTTTTCTATCCGGTACACATTGGAACACTAGTTAGTCTGTTCTTTGTAGACTATACATTCACTAATTTCTTGTTATTCTTACTTGGCTGGACACTTCTACACGGTTACGGAGCCGAAGTAACTCTACACAGAGCCATGAGCCACAAGAGCTTTAAGATTAAACGAATCTTCTTGTACCCGTTGTTATGGTTCGCTACACTATGCGTTCAGGGTCAAGTGCTACAGTGGGCAGCGATACATAGAAACCATCACAAGAACAGCGACACGGATAAAGATAGTCATAGCCCTGTGCAAGGATTATGGCATAGCTATCACGGTTGGACAACTAAATGGAATAGTCATACAAAACAGAGCTTACGTTATGTCAAAGACTTACTAAGAATGAAGGAAGTTCGTTTCTTTACAATGTATGCGATTTCAATTGTGTATGTTACATATATTATATTCTTTTTAATCGATCCAAACTTATTGTTTTGGATGTTAATGCTCCCTGCAACAGTGTCAGTGTTCCAGAACTATAACATCAATTTGTTCTGCCATTTAAAGAACTTGGGATATACTAATTATAATACAAGAGACCAGAGTAGAAACGTTACACTATTGGGTTTAACATCTTGGGGCTTGGGTTGGCACAACAACCATCATCATAAGCCCGGAGCATGGGATATGGGTTCAGGAGTATCGGGTAAGTGGTACGAGATTGACCCAGCAGCTAAACTATTGATTCCCCTAGTTAAAGAATGAAGCCAATTGAATTCTCACAAGAGCCTGAACAGTTTAGTGTAACTTATACTAGCCCCAGTAGAGACTTTTCAAACATACGTGACGAGTTAAACAATGATGCTATCAGTATCAGTAAAACACACGGACCCGTTTACATTGCTTACAGTGGTGGAATTGACAGTCAAATCATAGCTAGATCCTTTAAGGATATGAACTTAGACTGTGAGCATGTGTTCTTACATAGTCCTGGCTACAATGACGTAGACTTGGCTCAAGTAGAGTATTCAAGTAGTGTTATTGGAATAGATGTTAGAGTAATAACAGTTGATTTAAACAGTAAAAGAACAGAGTGGGAACAGGATAATAAGAATAATCAAGTTAATTACATTAGCCAATACCCATTTAAATATCTGTGTGAACAATTATCCGAGAATTTCCCTATAATTAGTCAGGGGAAGCATGAACCTTGTGTTGTTGGAACGTCTAGTGACAATAGTTATATCTATCACAATAGACATGAAGCAATGGAACTTAGATTCAATTTAATGGGTCAACATAGAAAAGTCATTGACTTTCCCTACTCTAGTGAATCTATTGCAAGCTATTACACAGATAAGAACATGCAAACGTTTGTTAATACCTTGAAGTACTATTACGAGAACAACTTGCATGTACCGTCTAGTCAGTTATTCAACATCTATGCTAAACCCTTTGTAAAAGGACAATACTATAAAGACAACGAACTAGTATGGTTTAGCAAGTTAACGGGCTATGAGAGTTATCCAGACTGGCTCAGACAACTAGACTATATCAAAGACACCCGAGTTACTGTTCCTTATTGGGAGCTGATTGACTTCTTAACTAACACACGTAACGAAACTAAAACATTTACTGAGTTTAAATTATGACATACAAATTCTATTTAAAAGATATCCCAGAACCCTACACTGTTTGGCGCTATATCACAGACAACACAGACTTGCGTGAGTGTATGGACAGAGTAAAACCCAGTGTTGACCCTAGTAAATTACTTAATTTAAATCATAATTTCAATATCCCAGAGATTATTTCTAGCGTGGATGAAATGACTGAGAAGTATGGCTTTAAGGGCTGGCTAACAGAAATGGGTAGAAACCCTAGCTATGGTGGTTTAAGTCTAGTATGCAACCCTGACTATATCGATGATATTGATATTAACGCACACACGTTGGGAACAACTAGAAACAAACCCACAGAGTTCTTCTATGCTAAAGTTGGGAACTATGTTAGCTTACGCAATACATACTTTGATTCTTATGCTTTCAGACATAACAGTCCATGTGTGACTGAAACAAAGTTCTATGACTTTATTAAAGGGTTTAAGCGTAGTCATGTTCGTAGTAGAATTGCTACGATTAACAGTGAGCACGTTACTAACCCGGACTTTAGCTGGCACCGTGACGAGCATGTATTTGAGAATTTGCGTATTAATATACCAATTCACACTAATGAAACGTTTATGTTCCAAATTGAGAAACAAGAGCCAGAACATTTAAGTGTGGGCAACTGTTATTCATGGGACACTAACATTCCCCATAGAGTTTTCCCTACTAATAATCAAGAAATGGCTCGAACACATATAGTATTGGGATTTAGCCCCTGGTTCGATTATGACCCAGTAGAAGATTCGTACACATCAAACGAATTCTACGGTAAACTTCACCCCATTGACATGCTATTAGAGGGACATGTGCATGAGGGTATCAAGGGTTTGCGTACTGACTAAAATACTCTACAGCAACATCCCAACTCTTGAACCTAGTTGTCCAACTTAAGGATACTCTAGGTTCTGTTCCTTTACTGTTATTGATTCTATGTGGCTTTTGTGTGTCTACAATAACAGGTTTATCTAATAAACTATATTCCCCTGCATGAGTTGCTTTCAAACCCTTTTCTAGGGCATCAGGTCTAACTAACACGGATCTAGCACCTTCAGGTTCGTACATAAACTCATCACCTATATTAAAGAATTCAGTTACACAACTAGGATTACATCCAGATATTGGGATATTGATACTGACAAAACGTATCTTATCAGATTTAATTCCATCTTTGTGTATAGGCGAGCTAACACCAGGGGGAAAATTAAACATTAAAATGTGAGGGTACAAGAAAGGATATTTCGAAAATAGGGGACTTAGCCGTTTAAGTGCAGGCATGTTTTTCTCGAAAGTTATAGTCTTTAATAAGTCTAATCCTGAATGTTTATTATAGCCAAGACTTTTTATGTATTCAAACTCGGTTTGAATGTCAGATACAAGGTCTGGGATGTCTATTTCTAGAAAGTAAGTTTCACTGTTCATAATTTTTAAAAAATAAAATAGCCTCTTCCAAGGTCTCGAATTTTAATGTCCAACTGATAGAGATTCTGTCAGAATCTGAATGGTTAGAAATGCCATGCAAGGTAGTAGTATCAGTTAACACTATTTTACCCTTCGTTAGGTGATATGAATCTAACACTGTTAATACAGAATTGTTTCTTGTTATCTTAGTGTCCGTTGGATCATTGGATTTCATTATTTCAACATTTGTGCCATCATAGAACGAAGTTTGGCATAAGGATCCGGCTCCAGAAATCAAGATATTTAAGGACACGTTTCTACCCGGGTTGTCAATATGGGGCGGAACCTCTTCTCCTGAAGGAATAACAATCACTAAACAATGTCCTTTAAGGAAAGGGTATTTGTTAAATATATAAGAAATTTTTTCTCGTTCGTCTGTTCCACCCAGCATAAAGGCAGATTTTACTACGTCCGTGTAATTAGAACCTGAATGCCGAGGACTTGCTATGCTAGAAAGATGGAAGTAACACTCAGTTAAGTCTTTTTCTAGTTCTGTTTCGATAAATTCATAAAAGTTCATTTAAAGAGTTTCCCTTGCTGATATAGTTCTACTACAGTCTCAAATGATTCTTGGAAAGAGAACTGTAAATTCAGTCTAATGTTATTGTTGTTTTGTAACCCGTGATACTTGTCTAAGTTTAAGAACACTGGGAGTCTATCAGTTGAATCACATTCACACACGGGGTTGATTGAATCTTCCCAGAACACTGTACTAGCATACTCAGTTGTTGGGTGTAAAGGGTGTATCAAGTTGGCTTTTCTATACTTTGGATTGTCTTTGTGCTTGACTACTTTAACGTTGGGTTTGTGCATATACAAAATCACATAGAATTTAATGCTGCACGAATCTAACAACTGTTTAATTTCTGGAATCTTATGTAGCTCATTGCTAGTATAGTAACTATTCCCATCCTTAGAATCTTGGTCAGTAACATGGTCAGTAAACTTGTCAACATTCTCTAATGCAAACTTAACTAGATTATCGGATAAACTATCTGATATTAATCTCTTATCCATCTTAACGTAATAAGGAAGCATGTTAATCTTTCAAGTAAACAGCATGGTCGCCATACTTCTGTAGGCTACGGTCTAGTAACTCTTTATGACGGTCACTGTTAATAATGCCACGAATATAGATAATCTCTCTGCCCGGATCGTCACTAACCTTATGCTTCATGTGTGTTGCGTTAATAAGATAGCAGCATGGGACAGATGGTAGTATAGGTGTAACCCAAGATTCTCCATCCCATAATGACAATCTATCGTTATTACCCTTCAACACAATTCTATATCCACAGGGTTCATTGTCAGTGATATTCTTGTATTCTTCAGGACTAATCTTCATCTGTGGATAAACGTCAAAATGTTCCCCGACAGGTTCATTCTGAAATTTGTGCATAGCCATTGTTATTTTGTCATATGGCAATTGATTGAATATATCCATTAAACTGTTTAATTCAATGCTCTCAACGTCCATAATAGCACTATCCCACCACTTAGGTTGATATGAGTGAACAGGCATCTTTTTAAGATTGTCTCTGTTAAAATCAATAGGCTTAATATCTATATCAATTGGTAAAAATAATAATGTCATTTTAACTATATTTCTGTTTAAGTTTATCTAAGCTAATTTTTTCTTTGTCAGACATTGAGGGTAGTCTAGTATGGAAAAAGTTAACGTCCATAGTCATTAACTGTTCAACGGTATCCTTCTTAATCACATCAATGATTAAGTGTGTTCTTGGGGTAGAACCTTTGTTGATGCTTCTGTGCAACGTGAGGTTGTCTATATTGTAGATACTACCCACTTTCATATTAACCCTATCAACATACTCATCGTTTACAAAGGCGTCGAAATAGCTATTATCATTTGTTATAATGGGTATGTGTAGTTTGTTTGTAAACTGTTGATATAAGAACACATCAATATGCCATTTAAGTTCTTGCCCGGGCAGTATAGTAGCAAGTTGACACAGTGCAGGAACATAGTCTGGTAAGAACTTGTTGATTTCTTCTACGACAGGCTTAGCTAACATAGTTAACTCATCGTCAAAATCCATAATAGAATAGAACTGAGTTGTTTCTTTGTTGTACTTGCTTTTGGCTACGATTCTTCTAGTATCATAGAACACTTGTTCTTTTGTAGAATATTTTTCGTCAGTTAAATCGTATTTTTCTTGAACCTGTTGAACTAGTGTGTCAATCACATTATTAGGTAATTCATGCACAGGAACGCAGGAAACAGGGTTACCTATTTTAATATGCTTAAATTGTTGTGTTAAATCTTCTAAATTCATTTTTTAATAGTGCTTGCTTAATAACAACAGTGTGGGGCTTTAAATGCTTTCCGAAACACACTCTATGTTCGTCCCAGATTGGGAAGTTATCTTGATTAACTTCTTCTTCTAAGTAGATATCATATCTAGGCCATACATCGCTAGTCTTCATTGTTCTAGACTGAGTTCTAGCCCAGTGTTCTGGCATACTCCAATAGATACGATAGATACCCTGTTGTTCACTGTAATCCATAGCATTAGCCCAGCAGTATTCTAAACCGTTCTTTTTATAGTTCCAGTTATGAATACTGTTTGTTCCTAGCATTGTCATGTGCCAAGCACATAAGCGTTTGTCAATAACTTGACATAAGAACGATACAAGAGTGTTGTCTTCGAAGTATCCGATAACTCTTTGATTTGGTTGACTTAATGCATATTTAATATGTTCGTCAAACGATTCAGGTTCTAGTATATCTTTGTCTGTTCCACTAATCTTATGTTTTGAGTTAATGATTGACAGTATTTGGTCAACGTCACTAAACGTCAATAATCTAGTGTTATTTGTATATTCATTAGATATCATTTAAATGATCCTTTAAACCCGTCTTTAGTTTAAACTCGTCAGAGAATAACCCATCTACTCTAATGCTAAAAGTGTTTGATTCAATTACTTCACTACCGTGAATATTTGCATTATCGAAATAACAGAACCTTGACTCTATATAGTGTTTTTCATTGTCGTCTCGGACATAGAATCTTTTAGTGTTGTTCGGGCTAAACCATATAAATTGGTCTTTTCTTGTGATTCCGTCACTGTAATCTCTATGCTCTAACACACTAGTTCCGGGCTCGTTCAGAAACACTACAATACGTCCTACAGACTGAAAGATGTTTTGCTCTTGTAGCCAAGTAGTAAATGGTTCAAAGTGTTTAATAATGGGCATGTCTTTACACAGAGATTCATCATGCTTCTTTTCATAATTAACTATCCCTGACGTGCGCAAGACTAAGCATTGTCCTAGACTATGTGTTGGGTATTTGTATTGAATGAATGTCAATGGCTCCCAATTGTTCAGGCTCTTAATCAAATCGTGATATTCATGTGTTGGGTCTTTTAAAATCTGCTCATAGACTTCAAACACAGACTCTTTGGATCTGTCTAAGTACCCGGGACCTGTTGCAGTGGGTCCGCTAGCATACTTTGACTTAGCAATACCAACAATAATATCGTCAACCAATCTATCAAGGTCTTTTAAATCTAGATAGGGATCAATAGATAAATATGGTTGAGAAAGAACATTAATCATAATAAAATACTTATCATGCTATTAGACCAAGACACAAAAACAATCAGTGATATAGATTTAACATTGATAGACCGAGTAAGGGAAAAGTGTTTACGAGTTAACTGGATGCATGAAAAGTTTACACGATTTGAGCAAACACTCACTGAGGGTAGACTATGCACGTTACCATTTCTAATACGCTCAGTGGAACAAAGAAAATACACAACTGAGCAGGAAGAATTAGTCAATATTTCAATGCCCATCGTTGATGAGGTTAAGAAGCATTATCCTGACTTGTACCCAGTCCGTGGAGAGATTGTTAATCTACGACCCGGGAAACAATTAGGGATGCACATAGACATTTACTGGTTCCATAAACATTCTAAGCGCATACATGTTCCAATTCAAACAAACGAAGATTGTTTCCAGATATTTGAGGACAGAGAAGAACATTTAAGTGTTGGGAAGATATACGAGATTAATAATAGAATCATGCACTCAGCTAGAAATAGTGGTACTGAACATAGAATTCATATTATTATAGACCTCATGGGCAAAGAACACTATGAACAATTATTAATCGAAAAAGAAAAGATAGCATTGAAAGTTGAAGTATGAAGCTAGATAAACCACTCATTGAAATTACTGAATGTCCTAAGGACATTCTTGAACATTTAAAAAATGAAGCAAGTAAAATGGACTGGGACAATACAGACGTTATCACAAAGGAAGAAGCGTTCTTCGACCAATCATACAGATACGAAGCGGTTACAAAATACTTCAACGAAGACTTGTATTTCTATAGCGATATTCCCCCTAGCCAGGAAATCAATAGAATTTTAAAGCCCTATACTGATTTTCTGTTGAATGTACTTTACCCAGAGCATACACTATTCAGATGCCAAATGGTTTGTTTAAAGCCTGGACAAAACGTATACCCGCACATTGACCCTAGAGTGTATCACACTTATGGGAAACGTATTCATCTACCCTTAAAGGTAACAGACAAGTCATTTCACGTTCATTTTGATGTAGAAAATAACTATGAGATTATCCTATCTAAGATGACAGAGGGAATGATTACTGACTTTGACAACATTACACCTCACAGTGCTTTTAACTACGGAGAGGATACTCGCATCCATGTTATCTGTGATATTGTTAGTAACACAGTGGCAGCTAAAATAGAAGACGCTCTACCGGGACAGCCTAACGCAGTATATAAGAATCGTGTAGAAGAATATTACATGCACTTGGATAACATTGAAAAACGTTACCAATGTAAATACCAAGAGTTAAAACCTCATTATCTTCTAAAAATGGAAAGTCTATGAACCCGCAAGATTTTAAAATGAATGGTAAGTACTCAATCTGCTTGGATGAGTTTCTCCCAATGGATGAACTACATGAGATACGTGATAGTATTACTCGCGGTGTAGTGTTATCTAAAGAACGCTTTGAACCAATTGAGATTGGGCATAAACGTGCTATCTTTGAAGAGGATAGAATCGAACCCAAATTGTTTATATTAGAACAGTTTATTAAAATGCCCGAGTTCAAGGATTTAAGAGCTAGAGGCTTTACTAATATTCAAATTTACGATTATGTCAAGTATAGATATAACGTAAAGGGTTTGGGTACTAAACTATTGTTGAGAACGTATCATAACTATAGTGCAGCCTTTGGTATCAAGCACAAAGAATCGTTGAACAAAGACACCCCGGCTTATGCGAACTTCCCCGAACTAAAAGCATGGATTGAGAAGACAAACATCTTTAAAGAAGTTGGTAGAATTTTGTTGTTCATCAACGAGCTGGGTCAGTATACTCCTACTCACTGTGATTACGCTGGGTTAGAGACACACAAAGACCAGTTCATCTGGATTAACTTTGACAACAGGAAGAAATTCTATGTATACGACCAAGACTTTAACAAACACTATTTGTCCGGCGAGATAAATATTTTTGACAATGCAACATGGCATGGGTCCGAACCAGCTGAATACGCTTGCTTTACTATACGAGTAGATGGGTTATTCACTGACGAATTTTTACATAAGACAGGTTTATATGAACACTTCACCCCTCAGACAGATTAGAAACGTTATCAAAGGTAACAATCACATTACATTGTTAGTCTTTAACTTTGTATTGTTTATGGTATTTTTGTCTGGTATCTTTATCGCAGACTTTTCTCTATCATGGCTTTTGATTTCATTTGGCATCTACTTTTTAATGATTTGCTGCGGGGTTAGTACGACTTATCATCGTTCATTGACGCACAAAGCATTCTTGATGCCTAAATGGTTAGAACGTACATTTGTCACGTTTGCTTGCATGGCAGGTACAGGAAGCCCAATCATGTGGGTAATGACACATAGACAGCATCATGTGTATAGTGACAAAGAGGGTGATCCACATCCACCTAGCGCAGTTTACAAGACTATCTTTGGCGTGTACCCAAGAGTTAAAAGCCCGATCCGTGATATCGTCAGAGACAAATACTACAAAGTATGGCACAAGAACTACTTTGGTATCCTAACATTGTGGGTCTTGTTTGTGTCTATGTTTGGATTCAATCCATTGTTCTTTATTGTAGTGTTACCTGTAGTTGCTAGTATTTTTGTTAGCAATGCACTCAACTGGTACGGGCACAAAGAATCTTCTATCTCATACAGAAACTACAATCTTCGTGACCATAGCCAAAACAACTGGGTCATGGCTGTACTAGCGTTCGGTGAAGGCTGGCACAACAATCATCACAGACACCCAGGTAGTGCTAAGTTCGGTGTCAAGAGCCATGAGTATGATGTTTCATTCATGCTGATTAAGTTGTTGTCAATGGCTGGGTTGGCAACCAACATCAAATATCCTAACAAAGATTTAATGTAATGTACATCGTTGAGACTAAGTTTACTAGACCCAGTAGTAGTATTCCGTACTACTTAGATACGGATTTAGAGTTGAAGCAAAAATTTTTGAATTTTGCTAACACAATGTCAGATTATGTGTTATACTTTGAAAGTATCAACAATGAAGACTGTATCCAGATAACGGTAACAGTCTTCGAGAACGAAAGTGCTTACGCTAGGTTCATTGACTATTTCAATGAAACGTTCCCGAGCTTCTTTGAACACAGAGACAACTATTGTAGTACAACCGGCATTGTTGTTGAGAAGAAAGTAGAACAATACTAAATGGGCAAAAAGTTTTGTACAGGGGTTGACAAATAATCTAAATATCTGTACAATACACAACATGCACTGAGAAATCAGTGTGTAAAACAAATTAACCCGATACGATGTATGAAGGTTGACAGAAATTAAAAACTCTGTTACAATTCATACATCGAATCAAAAATGAAAGAAAAACGCCGTAAAAAGCAGAATTTTTTAACCAGGACTAAATAAAAGACTATGAAAAATATTACTTGTAAATCGCTAAGACATTTGGGCATGTGGTTACCACAGCAACCCGTGTCAGCCTTTGCAGGTACGTTTGCCAACCCAAGTATTCGCTCATATAATGATGAGGGGCAATCAGGGAGTTTCATAGAAGGATCAGGTTACTGTTAATGTAACTAAAATCTAAAGTTTTATGAAACCCCTGGGAACTAAAAGTCTCAGGGGTTTTTGCTTTTACTGAATGGTAAAAGAAAATTGAAAAAAGTATTGACAGTAAATGAAAGATGTGTTAGAATTGAAATGTGATAGAAGTGAGTGGCTCAAGTCACACACTCTATCAGATAAAGAAAGAAAAGATTTGATTGAAGATAAGGTACAACGTTATCTCAGTCAAAAAGAGTTTGACAAGAAAGTAAGGCACGTCCTGAAAGCTCGTTAAACTCAAACGTGAATAGGCAACGAGAGCCGTAATACAGCGTTAAATGTATAGAATGGGCGGACAGTAGGATGAAATCTGTAGTGAGAATGCAGAGATTAAAATCACTGGGTAGGGTATCAACCCTATCATAGCGTGGATGTTGAAAGATACATCACGCTATTCTAAAACATACTTCTAGCTGACAATACTTGGAGACGAGGAAACTAAGGTGTGATAGTGTGTTTTAGAATAGCGACACTATCTAGGAAGAACAGTACCGACACACTTTGAATGTATCGGCCTAGCATGTGTTACGTGACTATGTGCTTCTCTAATCTTTTCAATGCTTCTGTCATTGTAAGATGTTTGTTGTCCATATCATATAATAAAAGACTTATACATGAACGGTGTTCAACTTTGTTGAAAACTGTATGAGGCACTCCTGCTTGTAGCAAGAATGGAACTTCAGGTACAGTTTCAAGTACAGCAATAGTGTTTACTTCATCTGGAGTAAACAATACATAGCTTGTATTCACAGAGGTTTTTCTTTGTGTCCCTGTCATGTTTTCTTTTGGATGAAACCAATTCATCGTGCTACCCTGTCCACCGTAGATCCAGTTAATTTTAACACACTCTCCGTTCTCGGAGTAGTCAGTGTGAATTGGAATCTCACCACCGGGTTGACGATTGAAACATTCTGCAAAATTGATTTTAATGTCGTAGCTTAACAACAAATTTGTAAGTTCGGGATTTAACAATGTAAGTGGAATTCGATAGTGACTTGACAATAAGTTATGCGTAGCTATCAAAGGTTTGAATGAAAAGTTAAGTTTTTTGAATAAAGTATGCATGTTGTATTTAACATGCTTTTGTTGGGGTGTAGTGTAATGGTTATCACCGCGGGCTTTGAACTCGCTAATCTTGGTTCGATTCCAAGCACCCCTACCAAGTTTATGCGTGGTTAGTTTAACGGTAAAATCAAACGTTGCCAACGTTTAGTCAAGGGTTCAACTCCCTTACCCCGCACCAATTTTATCTCCGCGAAATGTTACGGTAGCATCCCTGTCTTGGATACAGGAAGCGGCAGTTCGACTCTGCCCGCGGTGACCACAATTTATACTGGGTTCGTCTATCGGTTTAGGACGCTGGCCTTTCAAGTCGGAAAGACGGGTTCGATTCCCGTACTCAGTACCAAGTTTTGTAGTGATGACCCAAGCGTAAACACCCGGGTGTGAGAAGCTAAGAAGCATAAGTGTACAGATGGTTTCGTACTCTACAAATTAGTTAATGGTGTGTGTTCTACACGGCTGTCTGTAAAACAGTTGCTTAAAAGTGTAGTGGCAGCAATTAGGTTCGATTCCTTCACGCACCACCAAGATATGGGGACAGTAGCGGGCTACGGGTGATCCTTGCAAGATTGCTGACTAGAAGGGTTCAACTCCCTCGGTCTCCACCAAGTATATGCGGGTATGGTGTTTAACGGCTTAGCACGTAAGTCTTCCAAACTTAATGTACGAGTTCGAATCTCGTTACCCGCTCCAGTTTTAGGATAGTAACAGCAACATTTATACTCTGAACTTTTAATTCAACCAGTAAAAATTCTATCCTGTTTTATATACCCTCTTCGCCAAGTTGGTAAGGCATCGGATTTTGATTCCGACATGCGGTGGTTCGAGTCCATCAGGGGGTGCCAAGAATAAGCGTAGTCGCTCTACGCAAGAAAACACTGCGACCTTAGCTTGCCCGGGCGGTATGTCAGTTACGAAACAGTTGGGTACAAGTCCTTATGGGTAGGCACGAACAAAAGAATTGATCGGGAAGCAAGGCCCGAAGAGTAGACACTAGCGGATGCAGGGTCATCATGTCCGTATAAGTCGGGATAACTGACTAGTGGGGTAAGAGTCCCTAATGTGCCTCGAAATTTATGCCGCCGTAACTCA